TCCTCCTGCTCCAAAGGATAACTTTGAAGAGGAGGATTCATATTGGGATACTATGATTGCATTGAAGAAAATCAATGCATCTGATGTTAGGCAGGTAGTAAGGAAAAGAATTTGGACTTCTGGTACAATTTATGATATGTATCGGAGTGATTATAGTAGTTCTAATAGAGCAAAAATCTCTGGAGCAACTAATTTATATTCTGCATCATATTATGTTTTAAATAGTGATTTTAGAGTATATGAGTGTTTGCAAAATGGTACTGATCCAGACAATCCAAATGGAAAACCATCTTTAGATGAACCAACTTTTACTGATTTAGAACCCCGTACTGCAGGTAGTAGTGGTGATGGTTATATTTGGAAATATCTTTATACAATTAAACCATCTGATATTGTAAAGTTTGAGTCAACTGATTTCTTACCAGTTCCTCAAGATTGGGATATCTCTACTGATGCTGCTTCTGTTAGGAATAATGCAGTTGATGGTTCTATTAAAATTGTAACTGTTACAAATAGAGGAACTGCAATAGGTAATACTGCAACATCATATACTAATGTTCCTATCAAAGGAAATGGTAGTGGTGCTCAGTGTACAGTGGTTATTAATAATGAGTATAAGATTGATTCTGTGACTGTTACTAGTCAAGGATCTGGATATACTTATGGTTCTGTTGATTTAACTTCAGGTGGAGTTCCAACAGGAACTGAAATTCCTACATTTGATGTTATTATTCCACCAGAGGGTGGACATGGTGCAGACATTTATAGGGAACTTGGTGCATTTAATGTACTACTATATTCTAGAATTGAAAATGATAATGATAACCCAGACTTTATTACTGGGAACCAAATTGCAAGAGTTGGTTTAATTGAAAATCCAAAAGTAACTGCCAATACATTATTAACTTCTGATAAAGCAAGTGCTGTTCCAGCTCTAAGACTTACTGGTGTAGGATATAGTTCTGCTACTTTTACTGCAGATACTATAATTAGACAAACAATAGGAACAGGTAAAACCGCAGTTGGTAAAGTTATTAGTTATGATTCTAATACTGGAGTTTTGAAATATTGGCAAGATAAATCACTTGCTGGTTTCACTACTGTAGGTGTTGCAATTACAAACCCTACATATGGGTATGAATTACTTCAATTTACAAGTACTCCATCTGGTGTTGGTAATTTAACAATTGTTCCCGACTCTGGAACAAACTCGAATTTAGGTATTGATACCGTCTTTAGCGGTATATCGACTGTAATAAATAATAGGACATATAACCTTGGTCAATCTTTCGTAAGTGGGATTGCTGGTCCTGAGGCCAAAAAGTATTCAGGAAACATCATATATGTCGATAACCGTCCTTCAATAACTAGGTCGGTGAATCAAAAAGAAGATATCAAGATCATTTTGCAGTTCTAAGAAATCATGCCACAGCAAACTAATTTAAATGTAGCCCCATATTTCGACGACTTCGATTCAGCAAATGATTTTCATAAGGTGCTGTTCAAGCCTGGATATCCTGTTCAGGCAAGAGAATTAACGACGTTACAATCAATATTACAAAATCAAATTGAAAAATTTGGACAACACTTCTTTAAAGAAGGTGCAAAGGTAATACCTGGTAATATTTCGTATAATAGAGATTATTTTGCAGTTCAATTAAGTAACACATATCAAGGGGTTCCTGTATCTGCATATATTAATCAATTAGTTGGTTTAAAAATTACAGGTGCAAAATCTGGAGTTACTGCTGTTGTAGATAAGATATTATTAGCAGAAAATTCTGAAAGAGGATATTTAACACTATATGTAAATTATATTGATTCAAATGTTCAAGATAATTCATCACAAACATTTTTAGATGGAGAAAATATTTTTTGTAACCAAACAATTACATCTGGATTATTAGGAAATTCTGCAATAACTGCAGGTAGTCCATTAGCTACTACTATTCCTAATGGATCAACTGGAACAGGATCATCATTTTCTATTCAAGATGGAGTATATTTTATAAGAGGTAACTTTGTAAATGTTTCTGCAGAAACATTAGTCCTTGATCAATATGATACAACTCCAAATTATAGAGTTGGATTATTTGTTAATGAAGAAATTATTAATGCTGATATGGATGAAACCCTGAATGATAATTCTCAGGGATTTAATAATTACTCTGCACCAGGTGCTGATAGATTAAAAATATCTGTATCTCTTTCTAAGAAAACACTTTCTGATTTTAATGATGATAATTTTGTAGAACTTGCGGTAATTGAAGATGGTGTTATAAAATCAAAAACAAAAGGTGGAAGTGGCGATGGATCTATATTTACAAAAGATTTAAATGATAATTTAGCAAAAAGAACTTATGAAACATTTGGTAATTATCTAACAAAACCATTTGATGTAACTGTTTTAAATTCATTAAATGACAACCAAGGAAATAATGGACTATTTCAGGAAGGTCAATTAACTTATGGTGGTGTGACAGCATCTGATAATGATCTGATTTATAAGATTTCTCCAGGAAAGGCTTATGTTAAAGGATATTCTATAGAAACAATACAACCAACATTTTTAGATTCTCCAAAACCAAGAACTACAAAAACTCTTAAATCTCAAGCATTACAATATAATACTGGCCCAACTCTATCATTAAATCGCAATTATGGATCTGCAGAGATTGGTGTTGGTAATACTTATGTTGTTAGTTTAAGAGATACTAGAGTTGGTGCTAATGGATATGATGTGCCTGGTAAAGAAATTGGAATGGCAAGAGTTTATGATTATAAATTAGAATCTGGTTCATATAGTTTATCAAATTCAAATCTTAATCAATGGGATTTGGCATTATATGATGTTCAAACAGTTTCTGAAATTACTCTTAATCAGGCTGTTACATTAACAATTCCAACTTATATTAAAGGTGCTCAAAGTGGAGCAACTGCTTTCCTTAAAGATTCAGTTACTGCTGGTGTTGCACTTACTGTTTATGAAAGAGAAGGTGAATTTAATGCAAATGAGCCTTTAATATTCAATGGAGATCTTGATGGTAGAATTGCGGTAGCGATTACTAATCATACTATTTCTGATGTTAAATCAGTATATGCTACTGATAATGGATTAGTTGGTGTTAATACTTTTAGTGCTGATATTATTCCTACAGTAAAACAAAGTATTGGTATTGCTTCTATTACACAGGTAAAGGCAGGTATTAGTACAGTAACTAGTACAAATACACTATTTCCTGGTGATATAGAAGTTGGTAATTTAATTCAATTTAGTAATTTAGCAAACTCTGATGATCCTACTCTTGCAAAAGTAATTACTGTTGGAGAAAATCTCATTACTATCCAAGGTGTAGAAAGTGTAACTGGTATTTGTAATGGTGTTTTACCATCTAGCAATATTAATGTTAGTGATTTAACTGTCCAATCAACAGATGTATTGACCTCAGAAGAGGATAGATTATTTACTGAATTACCTAAGCATAATATAGCCACTGTAGATTTAACAGATGCATCATTGGTAATAAGAAAAATCTTTACTGTTAATATTGCAAATAATCAATTAGATGCTGGAGCTATTCCTACTGCAGGTGAGAATGAAACTTTCTTGCCATTTGATGAAGAAAGATATTCATTAGTTAGATCAAATGGAACTACAGAAGTTTTGACTTCAGATAAAGTTCAATTTGTAGAGGGTAGTGGTGGTAAATCAATACAAATTTATAACTTAGGTGCGAATGATACTGGTGCAACTTTAATTGCAACATTAACAAAAGTAAAACCAAAAGCAAAAACTAAAATAAGAAATAGAGTTCAATCTATTATAGTTAAAAAATCTAAGACTGAAGGATCAGGTATAGGAGAAACTACTTTAAATAATGGATTAGAGTATGGAAATTATCCTTTTGGTACAAGAGTTGAAGATAGTTTAATTTCATTGAATACTCCAGATATTATTGAGATACATGGTATATTTGAATCATCTGATACAACTGAAGCATCTGCACCTAAACTTATATTATCTTCTATTTTAAGTGCATCTACTACAACAGCAGAATATATTGTTGGTGAGTTATTGATAGGACAATCTAGTGGAGCATCTGCTATAGTTGGTGAAATATTATCAAGCAATCAAATCTCAGTTCTTTATAAGAATGATAATGTTTTCAAAGAAGGGGAAACTATAACATCTTCTGAGTCTAAATTTACTTCTGTAATTACTACTTTAATTTCTCCTAGTTTTGATATTAGTCAGAATTATTCTTATGATAATGGTCAAGAATCAACCATTTATAATTATGGTGCAATTGAGAAAAAAGTAGAAGTAGATACACCAACCAAGCAATTAAAAGTTTATTTTGCTAGTGGTTATTATGATGATACTGATACAGGAGATATTACTACTGTTCAGTCTTATGATACTTATGATTTTGCTACTGAAATACCAATTTTTGATGAATTAAGAACGTCTGATCTTATTGATATAAGGCCAAGAGTTTCTGATTATTCTGTCACAGAATCTGCTAGATCTCCATTTGAATTTTTAGGTAGAACATTTGGTACTACAGGACATTCTGCAACAAATGTTTTAGCATCGGATGAAACTATTTTAACAACTTTCTCTTACTATCAAGGAAGATGGGATAGGATATTCCTTACTAAAGAAGGAGAATTCCAAGTTAAATTTGGAGCACCTGATGATAATCCAGATCTTCCAGAAATTGTTGATGATGCAATAGAAATAGCACAAATAGAACTTCCTCCATATTGCTACAATGCAAAAGATCTTAGTGTAGATTTCTTAAAATATAAGAGATTTAAGATGAATGATCTTAAAGATCTTGAAGATAGAATTAAGAGTTTAGAATTTTATACAACATTGTCTATGTTGGAAAGTGCTACTTCCAATATGTTTGTTCCTGATCAGGATGGATTTAATAGATTTAAATCAGGATTCTTTGTTGACAACTTTACATCAATTGGAGCTCAAGAAACTGCATTTGCTAATAGTCTTGCTAATAGTATTGATTTAAGTCAACAATCAATGAGACCAAAGCATTATACTACATCTCTAGATCTTATAACTGGTCCTGTCGTTAATGTAGATGAAAGTCAAGATAAAGCTTTCTCTACGATTGAAGGAATTAATGTAAGGAGAACTGGTGATATTGTTAGTTTGGATTATGCAGAAGTAGAGTATGTAAAGCAAACTTTTGGAACTAGAAGTGAGAGTGTGACCCCATTTATGGTAAGTTTCTGGGAAGGAACTGTTGAATTAACACCTGCAAGTGATAACTGGGTTGATACGGTAAGACTTGAAGCTAGGGTTATTAATAATGAGGGTAATTTTGCTTCTGTTCTTGCAGATGCTCAACAAAATATGGGTGTAGATCAAAATGGATTTGCAGGAACAATATGGAATGCATGGCAAACTAATTGGGGTGGAACCATTACTAGAGAATTTAGGGTCAATAGAGGAACTACTGTTCATAACCATAGACATGGTAGAAATATAACACAAAGAAGAACAACTACAACAGAAATGGTTCGGGAAACTTGGCAGTCAATGCAAAGTTCTAGAACAGGAACTAGAACAGCTGTTGTTGAACAGTTTGATAGGGAATCTTTGGGTGATAGGACTGTAAGTAGAGATTTAATTCTCTTCTTGAGATCTAGAAATATCCAATTTGTTTCTAAAAGAGTTAAACCATTAACAAGATTATATCCATTTTTTGATGGGCAGGATGTTAGTAAGTATTGTGTACCAAAACTACTTGAAATTGAAATGTCATCTGGAGTATTCCAAGTAGGTGAAACTGTAGTTGGAACTATAGGAGGTGTTGGTCTTGGTCAACAATCAACACCTGGTAATAGTGCTGAAATAGTCTTTAGAGTTGCTCAACCGAACCATAAAGGTGGGCCATATAATATACCAACTTCAACATTCTCTGATAACCCTTACACTTACAAGTCAATACCATCAAGTTATTCTGCATCAACTACATTATTGAACATAGATATTCGTTCAATGGCAGATGAAGCTCAAGGAGATTACTATGGATGGGTTGAAACTAATATGGTTTTAACTGGACAATCTAGTGGTGCTCAAGCAAGAATAACAAATGTTAGATTGGTAACCGACACTTCTGCAACATTGATAGGTAGTTTCTTTGTTCCTAATCCAAATTTAAGTAATCATCCTAGATTTGAAACTGGTAAGAAAGTTCTTCAATTGACTAATGATCCTGAAAATAATGCTGATAGAGCAACAACACAGGCAGAAGAACCATTTGAATCTACTGGTATTTTACAAACTGTTCAGGAAGAAATTGTTTCTACTAGAAATGCAAGAATTGAAACTCAATCTGTTTCTGAAAATCGTGATAGACAATTTGGTAGACGTTTAGATAGAAGTGCTATAGCTGGTACTAGGGTAACAAGGACAACAACAAGATCATGGGTAGATCCATTAGCTCAAACATTCTTAGTTGAAGAAGAATCTGGTATATTCTTAACAAGATGTGATGTCTTCTTTAGAAGTAGAGATGATATGAATATTCCTGCTATATTCCAGATAAGAGCAACAGAAAATGGATCTCCAATTCAAACTGTTATTCCAAATTCAGAAATAGTATTAGAACCTTCTGAGATTCAATTATCTGCAGATGGATCCGTTGCTACTCCTATATCATTCCCTTCACCAATTTATCTAGAAGGTGGTAAAGAGTATGCAATGGTATTATTATCCAATTCTACCAAATATTCTGTTTATATTTCTAGAGTTGGTGAAAATGATTTAATAACTGAGACATTTGTATCACAACAACCATATCTCGGTTCATTATTTAAATCACAAAATGCTTCTATATGGGAACCAAGTCAGTGGGAAGATCTTAAGTTTACTCTTTATAGAGCAGATTTCTTAACTTCTGGAACAGTTGATCTTTATAATCCAAATCTTAAGACTGGTAATGGTCAAATACCATATTTAAATCTTGATTCTTTAGTTGTAAATTCTAGACAATTAAGAGTTGGTTTAGGTACAACAGTAGCAGATTCTGCATTGAAAGTTGGTAATACTGTTACTCAGTTGAATAGTGGTGCTACAGGCAATCTTCTTGCTACTGCAGGTATTGCAACAGGTGCTTTAAGTATAACAAATGCTGGATTAGGATTTACTCCTGCTAGTGGCCATTATCAATATGATGGTGTTTCTTTAAATACTATTACTGGTAATGGAACTGGTGCTAAGGCAAATATTACTATTGCAAATGGAGTTGCACTTGGTGCTACATTTGCAGTAGGTGGTCATGGTTATCAAGTTGGTGACGTATTGGGAATTACTAGTATTGGCAATAATAATCTAGGAGTTAATTCTAGATTAACTATCTCAACTATTGGTGATGTTAATGAACTTATCTTAGATAATGTTCAAGGTGATTATAAGGTTGGAGCAGGAAATACAGTATTCTTTACTAATAGTGCTGGAGTATCTACTGCATTAAACTTTACTAACGGTGGTGATGTTCAAGTAGATGAAATTATAACTGCAAGTGATGGACTTCATGTTAAGGTGAATGCTAAGAATCATGGAATGTACTTCCCTGATAATAAGGTTAGGGTATTTGGTGTTCAATCAGATATTAAACCTACTAAATTAACAGAAGAATATACAACAGATTCTGTTGGTTCATTATCTGTCGAAGATGCTACTCAATTCTCTACATTTGAGAATGTTGGTGTTGGTACAACTAATACTGGATTCCTACAAATTGGGAATGAAATTATCGAGTATACTGCTGTAAGTGGAAACACTATTGGTGGTAATATTACTAGAACTGTTGATACAAACTCATCAATTGGATCTAGCACTTCAGCTAATAGAAACTATCCTGTTGGAACACCAGTTTATAAGTATGAATTGAGTAAGGTTAATTTGATGAGAATTAATAAAACACATGATTTAGCATCAACAACTGCTACTGGTAAAGGTGAAGCTATTGGTTTTGATCATTATAATTTATCACTTGATATGGCAACTACATTTAATGATAATAATACAAGTAGGGCAGTTGGAACATCATTCCCTAAACTATATTTGAATGATACTAAATCAACTGGTGGTAATAGAATTCAGGCATCTCAAAATATTCAATATGAGTTAGTAAATCCTGCAATTCAAACATTATCTGTTCCTTCAACTACAATAACTGGTGAAATTAGAACAGTAACTGGTCAAAGTATTGATGGTACTGAATTACCTTGGGTTGATAATGGTTTTGAAAATGTTACTTTGAATGATAATAATTGGCTTGATAGTCCAAGAATTATTGCATCTGATGTAAATGCAGAGGCAAACTTAGTTGATAAATTACCTGGTAATAAATCAGTTAATTTAAAATTAACTATGGGTACAGGTAATTCTATGGTAAGTCCAATAATTGATTTACAAAGAACTTCTCTCATATTATCATCAAACCGTGTTAATAATGTAATTAGTGATTTTGCGACTGATCCTAGAGTTAATATTATTGGCGAAGATCCTACTAGTTTTAGATATATTTCTAAAGAAGTAGAATTGATTAATCCTGCTACATCTATTAGAATTATGTTAGAAGGACATTTGACTTCAAGAAATGATCTTCGTGCATTCTATGCTATTAGTGATAAGAAAAACTTTACTCCAATATTTGTACCATTTCCTGGATATAAAAATCTAGATGCACAAGGACAAATTATTGATCCTTCTAAGAATGATGGATTATCTGATACTTTTGTTCCACCAACAAATGAGGAATCATTTAATCCTGATGATTTAGTTTTCAATCCTTATGAATTTACTATTGATAATCTACCTTCATTTAAGTCATATAGGATTAAAATAATTGCGACTTCTACAAGTCAAGTATATGTACCTCAAATTAAAGCTTTGAGAGTACTTGCAATGGCATAGTATGGAATTGCATCAAGTAAAGAGTCAATCTGATTTAGCTCGTAATATTGAATCAAATTCAATAGTAAATAAAAATACTAAAGAATTTGAAAAGTATATTACAAGAAGACAGGTGAGAAGTAAAAGTCATGATAGGGTGGATATGATGGAAAATGATCTATCACGTTTAAAAGGTGAAATTAATGAAATCAAAAATCTACTCAAGGAATTGGTAAATGGCCATTAAAAATATTACATTCGATCCAACTTCAGGAGTACCTTATGCATCTAACTTGACGATTCAAGGTGGTTCTGATTTTTCTGCAACATTTAATGTTGTTGATACCTCAAATTCACCATATCCATTTACAACTGCATGGTCTGCATCTTCTCAGATTGCAAAGAGTGTTGCAGTTGGTGCAACTTTAGGTGCAACAGCAACCTTTACTGCAGGAATTACTACATCAGCAACTACGAGTAAAGTAAAAATTTCTTTAGGTTCTGTTGATACAAGAACTTTAAATGAAGGAAGATACGTTTATAATGTTTTAGTAGGGTCTGGAACAACGATATATAACATAGTAAATGGTAATATTATGGTTTATGCAGGTGTATCGTCTGCACCCTAAATACTGTTAAGGAGTAGACGCAAATGGCAAAACCAGCAAGTAGATCAGACTTAATAAACTATTGCAAGAGGCAATTGGGTGCTCCTGTATTGGAGATTAACGTAGCTGACGAACAAATAGATGATTTGGTAGATGATGCTCTTCAGATATTCCAAGAGCGTCATTTTGATGGTGTAACAAAAGATTATATAAAATATAAAATAACTCAGGATGATATTGATAGGGGGAGAGGATTAACTGACACTGAAGTTAGTGGAATAACAACAACTACAGTAACTCAGAATGTTGGTTTAACTACAGAATTTAAATTTGAAGAGAATAGTAATTACTTACCATTACCTCCAGACATTATTGGAGTAGAAAAGATTTTCCATTTTGATGGATCTTCTACATCTACTAACAATATGTTTAGTGTTAAATATCAGTTGTTTCTAAATGATATCTATTATTATGGTGCTACTGAATTATTGAACTATAGTATGGTTAGGACTTATCTTGAGGATATTAATTTCTTATTAACCACTCAGAAACAGTTTAGATTTAATCAACGTCAAGATAGACTTTATATTGATATTGATTGGGGTGGTGTTACTAAAGATGATTTCTTAGTATTTGATGTTTTTAGAGCCATAGATCCTGATAGTTTTACTGGGGTATGGAATGATTCATTCTTAAAAAGATATGTGACCCAATTAGTAAAACGTCAATGGGGTCAAAACTTAATTAAATTCCAAGGAGTAAAACTTCCTGGTGGTGTTGAGTTAAATGGACGGCAAATGTATGATGATGCAGAAAAAGAACTTGAAATCATCAGAGAACAA